TCGCAGGTATCGCAAACTGCGATACGAGCCTCTGCTAATTTACTTTGTTTTTCGTTGGGGTTTAATTGAATTCCCCATGATCTTAAAATCTCTATAAATTTGTTCATGATTCTTTAGTTATTCCATTCAGGTTTGCCAAAATATTATAAAAATGCGATACAAAATTCTGCGGGGAATACATATCAATCAATGTCTTCCTCACATTACTATTAATATCTTTAACATCATTATTGTTCAATGATAATACAATATCAATAAGATCATTTAAATCATCCCAATTATTATTACATGCAAAATAAGTCTCTCTATCTATGTAAGGATTAGGATAAGTAATCACATTATCCATGAAAGGCTTAATCAATATACATCCAATATTCCATGTTTCAAAATCTCTAAAACATATCTCACCCATGCCAAAAGGAGATATGGCACATTTACTCTTACTCAATGCTACACTATAATCTTCAGGATTAAGCCTGCTAGAAACGATATTATAGGTATCATCCAATTTACCCAACTCGTCCAAGCTCCGCTTTCTATGTCTGCTATAATATAAATCGTTGCGAATTCCAAAGTCATAATTCTCCTTATGATCCGCTTGATAAACTGCAAATATATCATGTTCCTTTTTTACTTCATGATTCGCGAATTGCAAATAATGTGGATGATAATACCCGAGATTATAACCAGATAAAACAATGTCATCATATCTTTTTACATCATAGGAAACCTTATCCTCCCGGCCGGCATACATGTTCCACCATTCCTTGCCCAATGGAGATGGAATGCTATATACATCTTTACTATATATTTGATTCTTTATTAATTTTTCTGCATTGCTATTTTCAAATACATCATAAGATCCTAAAATAGATGGAGAATCAGAACCATCATATAGCATGAATCTTCCATCTATCTCATGTAATCTTTCTAATCCATAATCAATAGACTCCCGTAAAGACTTCGCCCGCCGGTTAACAAAACATTCATCACCTAAAATGCTTATATCCCAACTGTCTACCATATCCCCAGCAATAATAAAATCTATTCCTACATCTTTGAACAAATTTTTATACATCAAAAATCCTCTATATGTAGCTTTATTTCTACCCTTAGTATCATCAACTAATCTAATACGTAACATAAGTTCAACATTTAGGAATAATCATATTATAATTTAGAATACATTTCATTTTGACTTATCTGCTTAGTAATATCCTTAACATGTAATAAGCACCAATTCCAATCACTAGGAATAGCAGAGTAATGTGAATACCCTGTAATTACCTCATGTACTTTATTCTTAAATCTAATACTATCCTTGTTCCTATATATCCTAGTTTGATAATCCGGAAAATTAATAATAGGCTTATGATAAACAACAATCCTACTATCTCCTTTATCGTTTACCTTATAATCTTCTTTAATTAGATTATTCGTCTCAAGAACCTTATAGAAGTCACTGTAAATGCTTATAGGCTCCGTAGTAGAACCTATAGCATTATTCTGTTTACTTATCCCCCATTTCCAATGATTAATCCAATCCTGTGTAATACCTTCTACTATGTTTACCCGAGGAACTGCAATCATCTCCATGTTTTCATTAATCTCCAACAATTCTCTTAAATTATAAAGCAAATATTGATTCAACAATTCATCTGCATCAATTTGAAAAATCCATTCTCCTCTTGCATGATTGAATAAATTGTTTTTAAATGTAGCAAAATCTCCGTTCAATGGAAAATTTACATGCTTTATAGAATCCGAGATGTCATGATTATTAATTACATGCAGAACATCTTTAGTTACCTTGGAGGAATCTGTCTGTACTATAATTTCCGTATCTATTCCCAAAACACCTTCTAACTGGGAAAGTAATACAAACAATTCCTCGTTCTCATTGCAAGCAGTAACACAGTAGGAAATAAATATGTTATCCAATTTCTCTGTATTTTGGAGCGTTTAATTCATATAGTTTCTCAAAGGCCAAAGCAAAGCCGTTCGCTTCAAATTCAATAGCGTTATCCACATCTACTTTTCGTTGAATCTCTGCATTTGGATAAGACTCTACATCATCCTTAGTAAAGTCCACAATAGCACAAACTTTCCATACTAATTTCCTATTCTCACCCTCGTCCGGAAAAATAACCGCCTTGTCCAATGAGAATATAAAAGGGTACCAAACGCAATGGTCCACGTCAATGTGCCGCTTGTCGATGCAAATCCGGGGCAGCGTCGACTCATACTGAATCTGATTATCGGAGCCAAGAACAAGACTTGAGTCCGTATAGTAGCCGCTGCCCATACATAATTTGGTAAGAATTCCAGAGTCAGTAAGTTCAACAATAACTTCGTCTTTCCCTGTAATAGGAGATTTCTCTTCTAATGTTTCGCTAATCATTCTACTAGTTTTAGTTTTGGTAATTTTAATGTATTTAATTTAGGTTGATTACTAGACTGATCTATTTCAATAGAATCTAGGATTTCCTCTAACTTATCTACCATTTTCTCAAAAGAAAAATGAGTTAGTGTATGTACTCTTTGCTTTTCCGCATTCTCCTTATGTTTTTTATATCTAGTAAAAACATCTGCAATAACTCCAGCCGAATACATATAATCTACGGTAAACCATTTTGCGTCCTGAATAAACCAATCGTTTACTACAGATCTATCCACTTGTTCCAATCTACCAGGAAGAAGTGAAGAATACTTAGGGTGTAAGAAGTCAAGCTGACCGGACCAATTAGAAGCGATGATAGGCTTTCCAGTTACGGAAAATTCTGCTAAAGGCCTGCCGTATCCCTCTCCTTTAGTAAAAGAAATCATCGCCTTTACTTTTGGGTCATTATACAGATTGTTCATTTCACCATCCGATAAATCTCCATGGAGTATATAGATGTTAGGTCCAGCTTCTCCATCTAGTATAGATCTAATTTTAGATTGTATTTCATTTAAATCACCTACTGAGTATTTACCTCCACTAGTTTTCAATATTAACGCCGGCCTATTGTTTGCGGGCATTCGTTTAAAGGTATCAAAAAATACTTTTATCATGGCTCCTACATTCTTTCTATCATTTCCAAAAGAACCTTGCAGCCAATGTCCTACAAATAGATAACAGAAGTCTTCCTTGACATGCTCTAAAATCCCCATATTTTCATCAGGGTCCATTTTATTCGTATATAGTGTCGTGTCAACCCCCTCGAATAAAATCTCCTTCCTGAGGCCATCTCTGAGCTTTAGAGTTCCTTCGAGTTGATTTGTATTTTTGTTTACTTTGTCAAAAACAGAATCGTTTATAACATCCAAAGAATGCTTAGATGTTGTAAGAAGCATATCCATGTTATTACATCCTTCAATCCATTTAGGAGCACACATGTCTGTCTCAATTCCAGCAGTAAATCCTATATTATATTTTCCACATCTAACAAATTCATTAGGAATAGTCAGTTGTATAAAAATATCGTCATTTGCGTCAGTTTTAGGTACAATTCTTTTAATAATCTCCAAATCATTTGGATTATTTTTGTCTAGTGCATTAGTCGGAGTGTTTCCCCATGCTGTAGAGACAATTTTTAAATCGTACTTATCCTGTAATGCAATTAATGCCCAGGCAATATCTCTTCCGTGCGCTCCATATCCTGAGGCTGTATATACAGGTGCTACTAGGGTTACTTTCTTTTTCATAAAATTCCTATTGCTTTATTAGTTTTTTCTGGTTTTATTTTGTGAAGTGAGAATTTAGATCTAGGCTTCCAGTTATCTAAGGCTATACCTATGTTTTTAATAAATCTATTACTCATTTCTTCTGCTGACATACCTATCTCAGGATTTAAGGCAAAGTCTATACCTTTACTTCCTAAAGCTTTTCTTTCTGTTCTAGGAATATTGTACCAATGTAAAAGGGCTACAGCTACATCCTCAAAAGAAACTCTATCGTCAAAGATGTACGGAGTTGCCGGGGAACCTTGTAAAGATCTATTGCTAGGAAATACTGGATAAGCCCATTCTCCATGATTTCTAAGTACCCCCGAATGATTTGTAGGGAACTCTTTTGTGAACTTCATGTGATTTCCTTTGCTGTCAACAAATCCGCATTGATCTTGTAGACCACCGGTTACATTGTTTATGATAGGCGTTCCGGCCATTATGGCTTCAGCACCGGATAATCCGAAACCTTCGTTAGATGCTATGTTAACAACAACATCAGCGAAATTATACCAAAAATTTAAAGTCTTAGTATCTATCTTTTTATCCGAAAAGATAACTTTTCCTATTGGATTTATGGCTTTTACTGTGGCTATTAAATCTGTTCCGTTTCCATCAATAGGATCGGTGTGCATAACCAAAACACATCTACTAGCTTTGTCCTTATCTCTTAAAAGCTCACAGAATTTACTAAAAGCGAGAATAACATCTCCGGGTTGTTTTCTTCTTATGTTTCTATTATTCCAGAATACTAGGAAATCTGTAGGGGTTTCTTTTTTAAACTCTGATGTATATTTAGTATATTCTTCAAATACTTCGCTTTTATCCGATATTTTATAAATATGCTTATTGTTTATACCATGCGGGATATAAGCGGTATATGTTGTATCATTTGAAAAGTTCTCAGGCATTCCACAATCTAAGTCATGTGTCTTATACTCATTTTCTTCTAATACTATATTAACTAAATTATGAGTCTGTTTAGAAATGTTAAATATAAAATCACATGATGCATAAAATTCTGCATTCCAATGAGGATATGGTAAATCATCCCATATATTATAATACATTATTGGAATAGATGTTCTAATTTCTCTTTCCATGTCGTATAGCCACTCCCAAAAACGAGGATCTGTAAAATGTAGTATTGCATCAGGCGATTCTCTAGAAATAATTTCTCTTAGTTTTTGGGGGTCTCCATATCCATTATTAGGATAAATCAATACGCTAGCGTCATCAATACCCATTTCCTTATTAACATCTTCGGAAACATCAATTATTTTACCTGCATCGGGGTTTTTTATAGCGGCACCTAGTTGAACCCAATCAAAGTGTTTTGCTGTCCCAACTACAAGTTCTCTAGACATTACACCAATACCTGAATTTAGACGCAGGTCATCCGAAAGAAGTAGTATTTTTTTCTTCTTTGGCCTATTGGTTATTTTCCTTAGTTTAGGTAATTCAAAATTCATTTTATGTAATTTGTGATTTTATAATCTATTTTCTATAGGGCAAATGTCATGTCTATCATTAAATTCGCAGTAATTGCAGTTAAAACAATTATTTCCTGTTACGGCTGGGTATTCTATATCATGTCTATAATTTCCTTCTTTGTCAAATACCGTTTTTACGAAATCTTTAAAACTATCTAAAGCTAAATCAGTAGATTTATTTGATTGGGCAGGCTTAAATAACTGCACTCTACTAAGAGGAAAGTCATAAGCATCTGTTATTCTTCTCACTATAGTAAACCTCGTATCTATTTTTTTATAATCTAATCCGAGACTTTTGGATAAAAAAGCTTTATATAGTAATACCTGAGATGTTTTTATTTTATCCTTCTTGGAGTAAGAGCTCCATCCTTTGCCGGAAGTTTTTATATCATCTATGATTAAAGTATTGTTAAGTTTATCATAAAATAATAAGTCTATAAACAGAATAAAATAGAGAGGCTCCTCCGAATTTAGTATTTTTACCATCAGAGGAACCTCTACGCCCAAAAGCGTCCAATTTTGTCTATCATAATATGAATTATAGTTACTTCTTATATGATTTAGAATTTTTACACCTTGTTCACAAAATTCAGACAATTCCGAACTTGTGGAAAAATGTTTTCCGTAATTATTGTAATCTCTCTTATATATCTCTTTTATTTTATTTATTAACTCTATATCAAAATCAACTTTTCCATTATCTTTAGCGCTCTTGTCGTGATACAAAGTTATGTATTCCTGTAGTACTTCGTGAAACGCCGTCCCAAAAGTCATGTGTATCGAAGGAGGTCTTGTACCTAGCTTTAAAGCGTAGCTCAAAAACCATTTTTTAGCACATTGACTATACATGGAGAACTGAGAGAAAGAAACATGTCTGTGAGGTTTTTTCTTTACTTCATTAGCAAAAACTATAGCCTCATTCAACTTTACTTTTAAATCTTCCAAAACCATTTATTTTACTTATGACAATTTTTCCATATCTATTGGCTCTCCGCAAGCGTCGCATACAAATGCGGGCATAGTGACAACTTTGTCTTTAGTAGTGCCAGTGTATAGCTTACTAATCCTTTTTAGGATTAAAACTTGCTTAAAATATTCATGTCCGCAAGCATCACAGCAGATAGAATCCATTTGTTCCGGAGTTATCTGTAATTTTGCAGGTTCCATTGGTGGTAAATTCATTCTTTTAGTTTTTAATAAAACGTTAAAGTAAATAAAAAGTTTAATGTTTACAATAATTAGTTAATATTTACTAATTAATGTCCTTCTTGCCAATTTTTAGATAATTCCGGAGGTGCTTTTAAATCTATACTTAATTTTGTAGAGTTTTCCATTATATCTTGAACTATGCTTAATGCCTCGTCTTTCCTAGAGTTTTCTACTTTAAATATTAACTGGTCATGGATTTGAGCTACTACAAGTCCTTTGATTCCTCTTTTTATAAATTCTCTATTAACTAATAAAGCGGATTTATTTACAATATGAGCCGCCATAGACTGTATTTGAATATTCTTGGCATTGTTTAATCCGTTTTTATAATCTCTATACATGTCTATAATTTCTTTCTCACTGAAATCTCTTTTTAAACTTTCTCTAAAATCATAATCAAGTAGCTTGTCTTTAAATTTACTGTAATATTCTTTTACTTTTGGTAAATGTCTTATTCTTCCGGATTGGCATTTAATGTATCCATTATTTTTTACAAACTCTTCACTTTCTATCATCCATTTTTTAAGTTCCGGATAGGCATTTAAATATCCATCTATTAATATTTTAGCTTCTTTTGTGGAAACCTCTATAGTTTTACCTAAAGCGAAAGCAGACATCCCGTAAGGAATGCCTAAAGAATAACTTTTTGCTTTGTTTCTCAAGGTCTTGTTGACTTTCTTTAAAAAATTACTGTCCTCCGGATCTGCCGAGTATTGAGGTAATTTTTCTGTGTCTATTGCAATACGGGAGTAGAAATCCCAATTCTTTCTGAATATATCCCTAAGGCCTTCGTCTCCGCTTATATGTGCGAATATATGAGGCTCTAAACTAACATAATCACAATCTATAAAAGTAGTATCTTCGTCACAGATAAAAAAGGTTCTAATCATGTTAGTGTACTTATACACTCTAGAATCTACGCCTTGATCTGATTCAAAAGGTCTTGGTAGTTGTTGCGCGTCACTACTGTATCTTCCGGAAACAGTTCCGTGCTGTTGATAATAAAAGTAGTATCTTCCGTCTTCGCAACTATCTATAAATCTATCCATGTATGCTGATTTTAGCTTATTCAGCTTATTATACACAGTTAATTTCCTACTCCAATCATATTTATCACTTATTGATTCCACGAAAGACTCATTAAACTGCGCGGCGCCTTTATCGGTGTATGTTATTGGTTTTTCATTTAAGAAATTGAATACAAAAGATGCTAATTGTTGTTTTGAGTTAATGTTTATAAGTTCATTATCATTAGCTTTTTTCCATAAATTAACCGAGGAAAAAGCTAGAAGTTTTTTAAGATTATCAGAAATAGTTGTAGGGGAAAAGGATTCTCCTAAAAGATATGTTTTTATCTCGCTGTCAGGTAAAGTTAGTACTTTATTTTTTAATATTTTTATCTCATTTTTATCATTTAAAAAATAATCAGAAATTCCAGCCAATTTAACAAGTTCCGGTAAGATAGCACCTCTTACTGGAATCCATGAATTACCGTCTTTCTTGAATGAAGGATACTTACTATTGGCGGTAGAATACACCCAACTTTTAAATTCATTAGACTCCCTTAAAGAAGCATACACTTCATCTTTTATGGTTTTTATGTCTTCTATAATATCTCTCTGAGCTTCTTTAATCTTGTCAAAGTCCATTAAAATTCCCTCTCTTTCCATAGGAACCGTTACTTCTTTGTATAGAGGCATTACTTCAATATTATAGAAAAAATCTTCTAGTCCTTCCTTTTCTAATACTTTAGAAAAAAGAAGATAAATCCTCAATGTTAAGTCTGTATCTGCGCAGGCGTACTTTGCTAGAATACTTAAATCAGCCTTATATATTTCAAAATTATCCTGGGTTATAAGACCTCCGTTATTTTTTACGGACTCTTTCATTAAAATCTGTTCCTCGTTCGCTTCTTTGTCGACATCTAAATCTATATACTTTTGAACAAGTTTTCCGATAGACTTAAGGGCAAATGGCCTGCCATATCCAATAGATCCCTCCTCTCTAGTTGTATGAACTAATAGAATAGTATCTGCGTGTAAAGATGGGAGTAAATCAATTCCATAATTACTTAGTACAATAGAAGTATCATAAGAGGCATTGTGCATTATTAGCTTCTTTCCTACTAATTTATTGATGAGACCTTTGGCTAATTTAACATTACTGTAAGAATCCGTGGACAAAGCAATTAGTTCTTGTTTTTCTACCAACCACTCATGAGTAGGTAAATAGTAGGATAGCCCGGGCTCAAACCCAAATGACATGCCTACAATAAGGTCTTTCCTTACGTTAAGACCTGTTGACTCCACGTCGAAACTTATGATACTATAGGTATTTATCTTCTCAGCTAAATCCTTTACTTCATTTAAGTTTTTACATGTAATATAATTTTTTATGATTGCCATAACCTTTTTTTATAAAAACCAAATGTATTATAAGTAATCCGAAATAAATTTTAACATCTCCTCTATTGTAGCATCTCTTCTTCCTGTATTCGCAAAAATAGTAGTTAAAACAACATTATCTTTACGATACCCAATATTATTATCTAACCTATCTAAACTAGGCTTCCTTAACCTATCTTTCATTGTAAAATCTATTGGTATATTTAGCCAATAACACATTCCGTTTTGCTTTTCTTTTAACTCTTCTAAAAAATTACCATTTACTTCTTTATCTCTAAATCTCTTCTCTTTACTTTTATCACTCTCAGTTTCTTCTTTTTTTCTAGTTTCTCTACCTATTACACCATTTAATACTCTATACTTCCAGTTACTATTGTAACATTTTTTACAAACACATCTCCTCTTTCCCTTTCCTTTAAAATGAAAATCTTCATCTTCTTTTGTGATGTTACAATTACTGCATTTTTTCATATAATTTTATCAATCTTTTAAATCATCAAAATTAGTCCATTCTTTGTCTCTTAATATTAATGCTATATATCCAATTAAATCAACTATATCATTTTTTCTTAATTCAGGAGATGTTTGAATTCTTTTCAATTTATCATCAATTCGATATCCAAATTTATGCTTTCCTGTAAAAATATTTAATGGAGAATCAGCTGCTCCATTATATTTAGCATCTTTGTATAAAACTAATTCTTTCAAATTATCAAATATTTCTTCTAATTCGTTTTTTTTAAGGCCAATCATTTTTTCTTTTTTATAATAACCAAATAACAATATAATAGTTTTAAGAAGAGAGGCTAAAAAGCCTCTCTAATTTTATTATCATCCTTCGCAAACAATACATTCAGAATATAAATCTCTCTGTTGTTTACTATCAGCTCGTAAATTACTTTCTGATCTTAAATAGTACAGAGCTTTTATTCCCAGTTTCCATGCTTCAATGTGAACTTGATTTATCCATTTAGCAGGAGCGTCGTGAAAAAAAGCAAGATTCAAAGACTGTCCTTGATCTATATACTCTTGTCTTACGGCAGCTTGTCTAACTAATTCTAACTGATTAATTTCCTTAAAGGTTCTAAATATCTCTTTCTCCTCTTCCGTCAATTCATCTATATTTTTAACAGAACCTTTATCCTCTGCAATTATATCCCATGTTTGAGGAGTATTTAATCCTTTTTCGTCTAGCAATGTTTCCAAATCCGGATTTCTTCTTAAGTGAGCTCCTTTTGCGTCATCGTCCATGTATAAGTTGGCGGCAAATGGTTCAATTCCTTGGGATACTCCTCCGGCTAATTTTGATGAACTTCTATTAGGTGCTACGGCAATACATGTTAAATTTCTATATCCACTACCTTTACACCACGTAGGCTCTCCAAATTCACTAGCCATCCACATAGAAGCCTTATCTGATTTTTCCTTCAAGTGACTAAAGATAACTCGAGTTAAAGAAGTTGCTTGTATGCCTATGAAAGGAATCCTCATTTTTTGTAGCAACGAAGCCCATCCTAATGCTCCTAATCCTAAAGCCCTAGATTTTTCAGCAAATCTTATAGAGTCTTCAATTCCTTGGATGTGTTTAGCTTTGTCTAAAAATTCGGAAATAACTGCGTCTAAAAATATAGTAGCATAATAAACTGCATCGGTTTTTGACCACTCCTCCCACTTATATAAATTCATAGAAGATAAGCAACATACAAAAGTGTGGTTTTCATCCGAAGGTAACATTATTTCTGCGCATAATTGACTGTGTCTTACCTTGAGATTATATGTAGAGAATGTACTTTTAAGACTAGCGTTAGCGTTATCTGTAAAAAAAGTATAAGGCTCTCCGGTTTTAACACGAGTTTTTATATGCTCTAGCCATAATTCTCTCTTGCTACCATTCTTATTAACTACCTCCTCCATAAAATCATTAGAGAATTTAGCGCCCATGTGAATATTATGACATTGCCTATTAATATCTCCTTTAGGTTCTCTAATTTTTAAGAAGTCGGCAAATTCAGGATGGTTTGCAGATAAGTATAAAGCTACGGCACCTCTTCTCATTTTACCCTGCTTAGATGCTATAATAGTAGAATCAAAAGACTTCATAAAAGGTATAATTCCATCAGTAGTACCATTAGTTCCATCTTTTATTGGAGCTCCCTTAGGTCTAATTTCAGAAAAATCATAAGCCGTTCCTCCTCCATGTTTAGATAATATAGCCATCTCGAGATTTTTTCTATATATATCGTACATAGAATCTCCGATATATCCACCAAAGCATGAGATAGGCAATCCTCTGTTAGTTCCAAAGTTACTCATAACCGGAGTTGATGGTATTAGCCAACCATTCCAAAGTATCTCGAAAAACTTGGAAAATAATTCGGGTTTGTTTAAATAAGTTGCAGCCGTACTAGCTATTCTGTTATAAGCATCTTTTGGAGTTTCTTTGTTTTGTAAATAACCCCCAAGCATCGTTGTTAAGTATAAGCTATTATTGCCCCACTCCGGTATGTCATCTATGGACCAACCTTGTTTTTTAGCTAAATCGTGTAGTTCGTTCATTGTTTATAATTTAAAATAAGTCATCACTGTTCCAATCTTCGTTAGGTTTTGCATATCCTGTTTCCCTATTATCAAAGAAATCAGTTTGTTGCTCACCAGACACCATAATGTAAAACCAAGACATATTCTCCATTGATTTTGGGTTTACTTTATATACAGGCTCTAATCCTAATTCAACTAGTTTTCTATTAGCTCTGTCATACATAAAATTCTTGAGATCTTGTTTTGATATGGTCTCTAATTCTCCCATTTCAAAAATACTCTCTATGTATAAGAATTCATTTACAAGAGATAATTGAACTCCTTCTACTATACTTTTTTTGAATTCAGATGTCCAGATGTCAGGATTCTCTTTAACTAGTTCTCTAAACAACTTACATCCTGCTTCGCTATGTAAACTTTCATCTCTTACGGAAAATATCATTTGTTGTCCAATACCTTTTAGCCTGTTTGATTTTCTAAAAGAGAGAAGAACTGCAAAAGAACTAAACAATTGAATGCCTTCGGCGCATGCGGAAAATAATGCTAGACTTCTTGCGATGTTTGATATGGATGTATCATTTTTATCTACATCAATCAGAACTTGCAATTTATTCATAGTAGCCTCATCTTGCATGAATGCTTGAAAGTCATCTAAGCCTAAAGAATCATTTAAATAAGAGTAGGCTGTCGCATGTATTGTTTCAAATGATCCAAATGTTACTGCCATCATCTTGATTTCAGGAATTGGAAACCATGTAGTAACATATTGTGACCAATAATCATTTACATGTGTTTCAGTTTGGGCAAATCCTTTTAAGATGTTACCAATGACATTTTTTTCAGATTTTGTAAGATTTTCATCCCAATCTTTGATGTCTTTTTGCATGTTAATTTCCGTATGCAACCAGTGGGCGTTCTGTTGTTTGAACCAATAATCATAAGCCCATTGATACTCAAATGGTTTAAAATGCAATCTCTCTTTTAGTAAAGGCATAATGTGAAAAGTTGAATGTTTATAATTTTGTTTTCGGTAAGAATAAATACCTGACTAACTTTAAATTTCATTGTACTCTTTGAAAAACTTATCTACTTCTGCCGGATCAAAAGCACTTGAATTTTTTGGAGCGGGACCTCTATCATCATCATCTACATCGGATATCAAATTGTTAATAATATGTTTTCCACATTTAGTATCTAACATGCCTTCAAATGATAATCCTAATTCTCCTAATCTTGATGCTACAATGTGATAAATGTTTTTTCTTGATAATGAGAACATGAAATCACATACCATGAGAACATTATATGATTCTGCAATGTGTTCTCCATTTACAATTTTAGCTGATTCGGATGTTCTATTTGCTTGAGAGGGAACCCATGCTGGAACTCTATATTCATCTGCTATGTTTCTAATGTCGGTAAAGATTTCATCTAATGCAAATCTCTTCTCTGTCTTTGTAGATTTTAGTAATTTTGGGTCATCTATAATGATTAATCCCGGCGAAATTCCTTGGTGGATACATTGATCTAAATGTCCTCTGATAGTCATTGTAGATGCTTTGTATGCTCCATATTTCTTAATGATTAACTTGCCTGGAATTTCATCCATCTTCTTATTAATCAAAGGCATGTTATCTTTAGACAAGTTATCCAATGATATGTCTGTGATGTAAGCGTCAATCCTCTTTGAAATTTGAGTAGGATACAGTTCCATGGTATAGTAGATTACGTTCACCCCTAACTCCATAGCGTGAGCAGCTAAAGATATAAGCAACCATGATTTACCTCCCTTTGGTGGACATAATACAACGCCAAGTTCGCCATAAGATAGACCTCCTTTCATGTAAGAATTAAGAACAGGCCATGGAGTAGGAATCGGATTTCTATCATCCTCCATGTATCTATTTTCTAAAGTTTCTTCATACATGTATCCTAAGTCTAATTCTGAACCTGCATTATGTGCTTTGTTTATAGCAGAAAAGGCAGCGTCAAAATCATTTCTTTTAACTAAGTCAACAGCATTTCTTAGGGCTTTTACATATTCCCTATTTCTACAAAACTCCACAATTTTGTCCTTGACATGTTGTAAGTCCTTAGAGTCAGCAAAATCCAAGGAACTCTTAAGAAACATGTAAATACTCTGGGCATGGATTTTATTTCTTTCTGCCTGAGAATCGTTTTCATCCTTGTTTGCTAATTCCTTGATGTTTATTTTTAAAACATCTATTGTAGGTTGTATTTTGTATGTCTCATAATATTCATACATTTTTTCTACTACCCAAGACATAGCCTCGTTCTCAAAATAATTTGGATCAAGAATGTCAATAATGCGAGTAAAAAAATTCTCGTCATTAAGCAAATTGTACAAAACCTTCTTTTGAAAATCCGTACCAAAAGAATTTAATAAATTGGCGGTCATTATTTATGATTTTAATCTGTTTACAAAGTTTCTATGCCATGAATCAAAGTCATTAATCCTAGAGAAAAGCCCGTCGAACGCAAACATTTGCATAAATTCATAGTCATAACTAGCGGGTACAAAATCCTGCAAAATTCTTCTTATTGCACTTTTTGTATGGTAAGAAACATCAACGTTATGTAACTGAATTAACTTGTAGTTTAATTCTAATTTATCAAAATCGTTAATGAGATTATCTAACCCTTTATACTTTTTACCCTCTGAAATCAAATCTTTTGCCCGATTGTAGAAGAAATCCAAATCTTCTATTTTAGTATTTCGTATTTCCGGGAAAAATTTAATTATGTTTTTTTCTCCTATAGAACCGAAGCTAGGAATGTTGTCGCTGCGGTCCCCTACAAAAGCCTTGTAATATACGAAGTTTTCTGGGATAATTCCAAATTCTTCGGCAACTTTTTTCGGAGAATACATAATTTTTTTTGTAGGGTTATAAACTTGTATGTTTTCTGATACTAACTGGAGGTAGTCTTTATCAGATGACATTATAAATTTATATTTGTAATCATCTAAGTCATTTGAGTTTATGAGAATAGAAATAACATCATCTGCTTCAACTCCGTCCATGATTAATTGAACAACAGGTAAATTATTTAAATACTCTATAAGTCTTCTAATTTGTCTTTCTGATTCTTTATCTGTACTTTCTGTCTTACTTTCGGTTAGTCTATTTAACTTAAGTCCTTTATGTTTGCCGGATTTATACCCTTTGTACATTTTTTTTCTCCGTACAGATCCTCCTTGACCATCAAATACAACAATAACTTTATTTATATTGTAAGTCTTAACAAAAGAAAACATACTTTCTAAGAATCCAAAGGCACCTCCTATTGTGTGCCCATCCGTGTTCAATGTCGGATAGGCGCAAAAGCATCTGATAAACAAATTAGTTCCATCTATTATAAGAACAGTCTTTTCGTTAGACATAGATCTATGATTATCTAACAATTTTGATAAATCAATTGTCATCTTCCGTTTCTTCTATGTGAATGAATGGAGTAGAATCTCCTTCGTCGCTACCGTCTCTTTTAATGTATGTTGTAATATAATAATCAGAGATATTAGAGAATATATCTTTACGTATTTCTTCCCTAGAAAATAGCTTATCGTGAAAATCTTTCCTTTGAAATTTTATTTCCTCTATAATTTCTCCGGTCTCTCTATTGCAATATTTATAAGTATACCAGGGTCCGGAAGCTGTTGCAATTCCTTTGTCTTTTAGGAAATCCATAATTGAACTTACATCATCAATTCCTGAGTTATACATAATATTGAAGGATGCTTTTCTATGAGGAGGTCCTATTCTATTCTTGATAATCTCTGCTTCCGTAGTAATACCTAAAGGCAAATCTTTTTCAGGACCCTGTATTTTTCCTTTCTTAACTAACTTAACTCTTATGGATGAGTGAAAACCAATAGCCTTACCTCCTGATGTAGTGTAAGAATCCCCCATTCCTGGTCTAGCCTGTAGATTCTGCCTAAGTTGGTTAGTGAAAATTAAAAGAATCTTTTCTCTGCCTAACAAGTTTGTAAGTTTACGCATGGCTTTAGATATAATGATTGCTTTTTGCGTAGCCCATCCATCTTTGTCGTAATTGCCCTCAATCTCATCCTTTGTACTTGCTCCCATTACTGAATCCACTACAATAGTTACGATTACATCTTTATTAGACGCTCTCATTTGCTCTATTATGGTTTCAACTGAATTAAAAACATCTTCGATAACTTCATGCTGCACATATACGAAGTTCTTTTTTAAATCTACGCCAATAGCACTCAGAAATTCTTTACTCACAGCACTCTCTGTATCTATGATAATACCAATTCCGCCTTTCTTTTGCGTTTCCTTTATAGCGTGAGCAGCTAATAAAGATTTTCCAGATTGTTCTAGTCCTATTAGTTCTATAATTTTACCTACAGGATACCCGCCATTTTCTCTGTTGGAAATAGCCATATCTAGTGTTGTACATCCGGTAGATACGAAGTCACTAACATTTGTAGGTGCTAACGTAGAGTCTTCTAGCTTGTAAGCTACAGTCCCTATGTCTTTTTTGTACTTAGCATTTATTGCATCTATCAAAGATGATGCAAAAGATGTGTCAGTCCTCTCTTGGGAGGATTCCTTTTTCTTTGCCATAATTAACGTTTTTTTATATAGAATCTAGAAATTTAGAAAAATCGTCTTCAAGTGATTTGGTAGCTACTGGTTTTTCAACCTGTTTATTTCTTACCTCTTCCGTAGTTTCTTGTGTCTTTGTGCCACCTCTTATAATCTCAGTTGATTCCGGTGCCTTGCTTTTTGAGAATAAAGATCCTGCTAAAGAAGTTACCATTTTTTCAATCTCTTCTTTTGTATGAGTAATGTACAAACCCTCAATATTTCCCATTTCCTCATACTGTCTCTTAAAATCCTCAATAGTATAGCCTTCTTCCGCTCTTTCTATCAAATTAGTCGGGCTTCTCTTTGCTGTAATTTCCACTCCACCTCCGGAAGGTTTGGTGATAACTAAGTCAGTTCCTATTTTTAAGTCAAAGATTTTTGACGAGTCTTCTCCTTCTTCCTCAAAAATAGTATTCATGATGTTGAATATTTTCTCGTAAGTCTTAGTGTTTACAGGCCATACCTTGATTCCTGACGATTCCTTTCCTCTTATTAGAATAGGGACATAGTAAAACTTTTGAGGAGAAAAATATTTAATAAATTGCTTGTTGTTCTCATAATCCTGTCTGTAAAGATTATTGGCAAATAATTCAGCCGGATCTTCTTTTTGGAAAGTTTTAGGAGATACAAACTCGTAATTTGCTAAACCTATCTTTGTGGTGTAATCTCTACCATGAATATAAACCATATAAAAAGGCCATTCAGGATCTTTTTTGTTTGGTACAATTCTAATAGTGGTAGAACTAGATGTAGGTCTCCAAATATAATCAAAAATGTTCTTACCTTTCTTTCTACCTGTAGGACCGGAGTTAGAAAGTTTACTCGCTTCTTGTTTGAAACGTTCTGCAAAATTACTCATAACTATATAAATTAAATGTTAGAAATATTCTTTTTGTAAAGAAACTTTAAGTCAATTATTCTCAATCCATCAGATCCTGTCACTATTAGGCAATTCTCGTAAGCATACCAGTCAATTTTATAATTAACATCAAGTTTACCATTATTCGATTGCTCTATAAGTATGTTAAGGCCATTTAGAGTGAATAAAGTTCCGGTTTCTTTATTTCTATGTAATATAAGGGTGGACGGAAGTAATGTAAAATCTTCCTCTCTGATAACATTGTAACTTAAAATTAGTTCATCATTATCGGATGCATTTCTAAAAACAAATACACTATCGTTTGTTATATCATAAGTGTTTCTAATAGTCTTCAATGTACTTTCTATAAAATGCGGGTGGCAAAAAGTACATAATAATTTTGTAGGTTTCCTCTCAATCATGTTTGCATGTTTTCCAAATCAAAAGATTTCATGTTAAAATAGTTTTTTCCAATTTTCACAGATGAGCTAAACCCAGAATCGTTTATAATCTTTTGTATTCCCCTTAATGTTTCCAATCCATCTTCTCTGTCAAAATCTAATAAGAAAGAATCATACACATATAATACGATTTGCGTTTTCTTCGACTGCAAATATACAATAATTTTACTAATAATGTCAAAAAAATGTTCAACTTCCATTAATTGTATAACATAAGAGAATAATTTTCCTTTTGTGTAGGAGTAATCATCTTTTAGATTCGATAGTTTTAAAGTTCTTACACAGTATGGAACAATAACTTCTTTATCTTGAACCATTTGACTATATATCGAATCCCTATATTTATACAATGCACTAAAGAAAGGAATCTTTTTAGCATCCCCCCTTTCAGAATAAATATTAGTGAAAGTGATTTTTTTTGCCTCATCGTATTCTTGCGGGGATATATTATTCTTCTTGAAATACATCTTTGCTAAATACATGTGAACATCTTCTTCTTCTAATGTATATCCAATGGCCTTTGCAATCAGATATAAATGAAATGACTTAATATCAAATTCCACTAATATTCCTCTATCATGCCTAGAAATGAATCCTAAGCGATGTTTTTCATCTTTTGGTATTGCGCTAAGGTTAATACCATTACATGTCCCTACAGGCCTTCCTGTGGCATTGTAGAGCATGTATTTAGGATGTAGTAAAGATGTTGTTAATTTCTTATTGTATACTTCATTTATTTGAGGAATGTCAATGCAAATTCCATTATCTCTAATATGATTTAAAGATGATAGAATAGATGTATATTTTTCAATGACAGATGATTTCTTATCCAATGTGCTTAAATAGGATAGCTGACTATTAAAACATCTTAAGAACATGTAATATGGAATATAGATGTTATAAGATGTTGATGGATAATAAAATCTTTTGTACTTAGATGTAAATGAATATAAATCTCCTAAATAATCTGTATCTCCTTTGTTTAGCCAATATAGTAATGGGAACTCGGTTGAAAATTTACTGGGAAAATAATAATCAAAGATGTATTTAGATGACGCTATTACATAATTAAATGATAATAATGTCTGTAATGTCTCTAATGTTATGTTTGATTTAAATTCTTCATGTTGTAATGCTATTGAATATGACTCATTTGATTTATAGTCATGTATAAATAACATAGAGAGCCCCTCCGAAAAATTTGACATATCTTTCGGAATAGGAAACACAAAGGAACCTGAAAAATTAGTTTGGATCTTGTTTAGTTGATCCTCGTTCTCAATAACCATCATCTATATAAAACTCATTATAATTTACAATAAACCTCTTAAGTCCTGGAAAAGTTGTCTCTGCGCTTAAAACTTCATTCCTGTTTAATTGCGCTACTTTAACTTTATCTCCACGGACTTTCCAATAGATTTCTGCAAATATAAGTCTATTTTTGTTATCCTGCAAGTTTTTAGCAGAAAAATAATCATCTTTACTAATTTCTGTTATAGATGTTATTGGTTTTATTCGTTTTTGGTAAAAATATCTTTTAAAATAAAGACCTTCTTCTTCTATAACTTCTTTTGTCGGTGTGTAAGGATTTATGTTAATATACTCTACCATGGGTTCCGAACCAAGAGAAGAATAGACCCTTCTCTTAAATTCGTACTCTAAAAATAATCTTTTTCTAGTGTCCTTTCCATTTATACCTGCGTATGGTATTCTGTTGGTATAAAAATAATATCCTTTATACGGCATGTTATTTTCATCCCATAAAAAACCACCTTCTGTATAAAAAAAATTAGCCATGATTATTTTATTTTATGCTCCTAAGGTAGGTGTTCCCGGAGGTACAACTGTACAAATGGACTCTAATTCAGTTTGCCAATCTTGTCCTTCTATTACATGGTGTACTCTCGTGACTACGAATGCTATGTCTCTTTCGGTAGTAAAACTATTCGGCACTGTATTGCTATTTATATGATGTCCTATTCTCCATCCTCCTACACCATCCATTTTGACATTCATTTTCATAAGCCATAGATACTGGTTATTTTTTCTCAAAGATTCGGTTGATTGAGCTCTTAGACATGTAGCTAGTAAGTTTCTGGCTCCATCACAGGTTTCTTCACTGTACTTTGTTCTAGGCATTAAATCATTGTAGTAATTGTTTAATAGTTTATTTGCTATATTTTCTAATGCCATCTGTCCTGTTGAAAAACCATCTTCACAGTTTCCTTCACTTACTGCATGAGCTGTTCTAGATGTGTTAAATATTGTTTTAACTAAGGAAGCATGTAGATCTGTAGAAGGGAGTTCGGCGCTTATATTTAATTCTCTAGTAGATCCGTCTCCATTAAGTGTATCAAATTTCCATATATTAAAACTCTCCTCTACGAAAGTTGATGGCACAATTCTTAATACTCTATGCTCTGTTAAATTATCATCGGTTTGATTTCCGTCATCTTGAATTAAATCTAACTGAACGAAACCCCCAGTACATTGGCTAATGACAGTAAATAATTTCTTAAAAAATGTATCCACCCTCAAATAAGCCTCATCTATAAAATCATTTTTTATATTATTCCCTGGGTCTGCTATACGCGTAGTGTGCATAGTAGCTTTAATGGCATCATATACTGTATTCCTATGTATTAGTATTTTTCTATAATCAATATAAGTAGTGTAGTGAGATTTAATACCATCAATAGTACCTCCCGCAACGTCTTCATAATTTTTACCCTCCGACCTATTGTTTTTATTTGTATAGTTTCCTGCTCCGCCGCCTAGTATTAATATTTTTTTAGGGTCGCAGGATCTAACTACATTACCGGATAGGCAAGAACAATGGGGTTTTACGGGAAAACCTATGAAAACATCTTTTACCATTGATCCTTCCACGCAGCCGTTTCTATAAAAAGGCTCTAATGCAAATTCGTTTATTATTCTGTCAACAACATACTGTAAAGTAAAGAACTCATCAGTTGTCGTTTGAGCTGTTGGTATTTCTGTAGGATCTGGACTTAGCTCATTTCCTTCTATTGGCTGATATACTACTACGTCTGCATTTCTAATGTTACGAAAATTCAAATACGATATACCGAATTGTACCCTTCCTTCATAATTATTTTTTCTATCGTATTTAATTATTTCACCGTCTCCGATAGAATCTGTTAGAGTAGCACCTGATTTTTGAGCATCATATAACATGAGTTCATAATAACCCGATACCTGACCCTCTTCTACGCCATTGTTAAAAGATTTATTATTCTTATATTTTAAATCACTTCTTTCCCAAAGTCCGGATAAACCAATGTCAAGTGTGGAAAACACTTCCCCCGGTCCTATAGCCTCAAAAGATAGTTGATAGTAGTTTTCATTAGTTGTTTGCCAAGTTCCATAAGCAATATAACATCCCTTAACGGTATAAGAAGGGCATCCGTCAAAAGGAGCTGCATAGGCTAGGGTTATAGATAATTGATTTTTAGGGTCATTTATACAAAAAACTTCTGAATATTTTAAAAAATCAGACATAGTATAAACTTCTATAGTGCCTCTAATTCTCATAGATAAATTGACAAGAGACGCATCATTTCCTATTCTTTCTATCTCTGCTCTTACTAAGTTCGGTCTAGGTTTTAAAGAAGTTGGGTTGTAAGTTTCAGTAAAAGTGTCTTCTCTAGTGGACACAGTTATGCCTTCTTTAGTTATCGTACAGAAAGCAGTATTACGTGTTTTTGGTTTAAAGTAATCAAAAGTATTACCATCCGAGTAAAGCCCTTTTCGAGAGTTTAAAACATTTATTGTTGAAGTGGGTATAGGTCTTCTAAAAGGGGGTGCCATTTATTGCTTCTTTTTTTAAGTTCTCTAATTCTAGCATATTTAAAGGATATGGTATTCTGAGCCTAATTCCAACAGGAGGTACAATAGTCCCTTTTCCTATATCATTTTCATTTGCTATTATCCACCAATATCTAGGATCTCCATAATAATCATTAGCTAATAAGTCTAGCCTATCACCAGATTTAGCATATATAAAAAAATCACTAGTTTTAAAAGGTATCTTGTAATAATACGTAGTGCTATACCTTCTAACGCCGGATTCTTCTCTTATTATATTTGTTATATCTTCGTATCTATTCATTATCCAAAAAAGTTTGATGCTACTTGAGGTTTTCTTTTGCCTATATACCCTATCTCCATAGAAACATTGGTAATCATAGGTAATTCCCTTTCCTCGTCCCACACTATTTGTGAATTATCCCAATCGAAAGTTAATCCTTTTATGTAACCAATTTCATCTGTATATAGTTTACCGATATTAAACTTAACATAAGATCCAACATAGGGCCCATTATATACAGGAAGTGCTAGTTTTGATAATTCATTAAGTTGAGAGGTAACGTTGTTCACACTTATCCCAGAAGTAAGGGAAGGGTATGTAATATTAGCTACTCTTGTTGATAGGGTAGATGTTTTTGAAGCGTCGTTTAAATTTATAGCTGCGTCTCTTGTAGCATACTCGGTACCTGTTTCCCTTTGTATTGCTCCTCCTATTATCTTATCGGATAATTTGCTTACACTAGGATCTACTAAAACTCTAGACCGTTCTACTCCTGTTATTGACCTATTGGCAGAATTATTAGCTAATATATTGTCTAATTGATTTTCAAATATAGGCTGCATGGGATTTACTTCACTTTCTACCGCGACAGTAAAAGACAGAGATATAGTTCTACTAAAGCTTTTATATAATATCTTTGCATCTGCTCGTCCTATGTCTAGTCTTTCATCCCATTCCGGACTAGAAGAGTCTGATATATTATTTATATAAGCCATTAATACTATCTCCGGCCCATTTCCTACGGAACCAGCAGATATTCTTTGAAACTTAAAGAGAAAGGGTTTCTTTCTATCTCTAAGAGAAAGGCTACCCGGAGTAGGGGTATTAAATAAAGATCTTGCGTCTAGAGGCATGGTTTTATTTTATGGTGAACTTTCTTTTCTGAGAGTACTTTTTACTTGTCTTCTTCCTTCGTCATTAAAGTAAGCTACGACAGGGCTATTTTGTTTATTGACTAAGGCTTCTAATAATTTATTAGTATAATCAGTTGCTTTCAACAATTCTTCCTCTGACTTTTCTTTTTCCTTAATACTACTCTGCATCATAGCACTAACCTCTAATTTTTTACTTACGCTATTTGTCATTACAGAATCTCTAGATACACTAGTAGTTCCATAATTAGGAATTGTGTTAAACGGACTAGAGAAGTTTGGTTTGAGGGTTGTGGGAGTGGTATCAACCATAGAAGTTTCCACAGGTATTCCTTTTGCAGTTGGTTTGTTCAGAGAAGTAGAAATACCACCACCTCCACTCATACCATTCATACCGGCGTACATAAATGGCTGAGTCTTAAATTCATTCGGTTTAAACTGAGAATCTACTACAGCGCCTCCGGCATAATAACCAGTTGCTCCTCCTACAATTCCTCCCAGCACGCTTCCGACAGCAGTACCTACAGGACCCGCGATTGCAGTCCCTAATGTTGCGCCTAAAATCGCTCCTCCTTTTGCGCCTAATAACCCTCCCGCAAGTCCTCCTGCGGTTCCTGTAATTGCCTGAGCAGTGGACTGTCCTTGCTGTTGTCTGTTAGAAATTTCATATCCGGCAGAAGCAACAGCTAATAAACCTCCAAGTTTAAGCATGTTAGAAGGTTTTACCTTAGATATGTACTGGCCTATTTTAGAGAAAGCTCCTGTTTTAGTCGAAAGATTTCTAGCATCTCTAATTTTTTGAATAGATTTAGCTCTATCTACTACGTTCTTAGAAGTACGCATTCTTTTTAAAAACCCGGCACGCCCACCTTTCTTACCGCCTCCGCCTACTGAATCTAGAATTTCCTCAATTCCACCGCCTCCTCCTGCTCCTCCTACTATCTGAACATACATAGGATTAGATTTAGAGCCTAGAGTACCTGTTACTGCATCTAAGCCTCCTCTAGCTTTTCCTACAACTTCTCCAAGTTTACCTCCTGCTTTACTCTTCCCTAACATTAAAGTGCCTAAGATAGCCGATACCATCAATCCACTAGATGCTGCCATTTCCGCAGGAGAAGCTGTATTTTCGTCTTTTCTTTTATTACTTATAGATCCGAAGCTAATAACATTAACAACTGAAGCTAGACCTCCTACCGCAAACTTAACTCCTTCTGCAATACCATTTATAGCCCAAGCTATATGGTCAACAATAGGTATAATAGCTTCTAATATGGGAAGTAAAGATGATTTAAATGCTACGCCAACTTTTTCTACTGCCGTATTAAATCTTTCTGCTGCTAATACTTTTTTAGCTTCTATTTTATATAACTCTACATCTTTACCTGCTACTTTATCTAAATAATCGCTATTTTTCATTGCGGCATTTAACGCTTCTTCATTTGTTATTCCAATTTTATCTCGTAAATATAAACTTTTTTCTAATTCAGATACCTCCATTCCTACGGCATTGGCTAGAAGCTGTCTTTGAGCAAAATCCATGTCGTTTTGAAATGCATCATACCCTCCCATTTCATTCATCATCTGCTCCATAGCTCCTCCTATGTCATCTTGTAAAAGCAATTCTCTAGCTTTTCCAATATTAACATGTCTTCCTAATGCTACAGATGCTTCAACTTCTGCCGTAATACTTTGCTCAAATGACAATAAATGTTGTGTCATTTTTGCAGCTTTTTGGAAATTTAATCCTAATGCTTTTACTTGTAAGTTAGTGTCTACTAAATGTTGCTGCGCTGATTTTGAATCTTTGTTTATTCCTGAAAAGTATTTTGATGAGAACTCCACATTTTGAGCTATATCTTCCATTACAGATTGAGGCATGATGAATTTACTCTTATCTGCAAGTTCTAAGGATGCTGCCATTAAATTAGCTGATTGCTCATCTGTTGCACCTTTTGTTCTCAATGCCTCCGTAAAAGCTCCTGCTGCCTCTGTAGATACTCCTATGTTTTTTGCATTGTCCGCTATGCTAGCTAATGCTTTATCATTTACTTGTAATAATATGCCTGAATCTCCTAAAATGCCTTTTTGAACATCTCTGACATCTCTAAGACTCGCATACATGTTATCATATTGAGTTTGAGCATTCATTGCATTCTTAAAAAATTCATAAGATTGCATATTTGATGTCCCTAACTCTGCTGATATTTCTTTTATCTTATTATTTAATCTAGTTGCTGCTTTTAATATTCCTATAAATGCCGATGTTAATCCCGCAAATATAACGGTCATAGGAGATACTTTAAACATTGCCTTCATAGAAGCCATCATTCCTTTGAACGCACTGCCTTTTACGCCATTTGAATCAACGTATGCTTCGTCGAATGCCTTGTAACCTGCGGCTAATGTTTCTAATCCTTTTTTTCTTGCATCTAATATTGCACTATTAAATCCGGGTATCCAACCAACAAATGAATCTGTTTTAGCATATAAAAACGTTAATTCCTCCTCCCCTTCTTTAAATATTTTCAAGAGTCTTTTTCTAAATGGATCTAATACGTCTTTAGGTAATTTAGGTTGTTTTGTAGTGCCTCCTGTAGTCGTAGTTCCTCCGGGAGTTGCTGATTGACCTAATCCTCCTGGGATAACGGTTAATCCACCGGGGGTTGGGGTAGTATTATTAAATGGTATTATCTTGCCGCCGGTACTAGTTGCCGGAGTAGTTCCTCCGGGAATAACGGTCTGACCTACGGTAAAACTAGTACCTACTGTGCCGCCTGAGCTAGTTGTCGGAGTAGTTCCTCCGGGAGTTGGTGATTGACCTAATCCTCCTGGGATAACGGTTAATCCACCTGGGGTTGTGGGAGTATTGTTAAATGGTACTATCTTAGCTCCTGAGCTAGTTGTCGGAGCGGTTCCTCCTATAGGTGCTACTTTAGGGCCTTTACTTGTTGAAGCAGGTGATTTCTTACTTGCTGTTATATTCGACTGTTTTAAGACCTTTATTAATAAATCCTCTAATTGCTTTATAGATGTTTTGCTTATCTCTACTAATCTTACGTCGATAATAGGCCCTCCTCCCGGTGCTTTTTTAGTGCCGCCACCTGTACCACCACCTCCTGTACCACCACCTTTACCACCACCTGTACCACCACCTCCTGTACCACCACCTTTACCACCACCTTTACCACCACCTTTACCACCACCTTTACCACCACCTCCTAAAGATACTATTTTAGCGCCTCCTGTATCACCACCTCCTAATGCAGTTGTGGCTACTTCCGGAGTTATACTAGCTACTTCTGAGGGGGATGGTGCGGCTACTTCCGGAGTTATATTAGCTACTCCTGCGGGGGATGATGCAATTACTTTTGGTTTTTTAGGTTTTGTTTCTTTTTTAGGTTTAACGTTCGATGGAGATGATGCTATATGTTTTTCAAGGAATCCTTCTTGTAGTATTTGATCGGCGTTTAATCCTGTTTTTTTGTATATTAATTTTTCAAGATCTGTCTCTTCGTATAACTCTCCTTTTTCTGTTATAGCTTTCTTACCTATATTTACCCCTCCTATATATCTTATAATATTTGCAATGTCACCCTTCCCTAAATCTTTCAAAGAAGTATCATCGGATCCTAATGCTTTTTGTATAGATTCTTTATTTAGGTCTCTTTCTTCATTTTTAGCGGCTGTTTTTGAAATTTCAGTGCCTGTTATTTTAGAAATAATCGGAGAGGAAGGGGCGTGAGGCGCATTTGCTTTTTTATTACGTATCCTGACATTTGCATTATGTACACTTAATCCTTCTGCTTCTATTTTGCTTTTTATCCTGTCCTGAAGCGATATCATTGCAGGACTAAAAGAAAGACCTTTTTCTTTTAGTATGTCTTGTTCACCTAAATAATATTGATTATTTTTTTGTCTAGAATGTAAATACGCCGAATTTTCTCCTATAATAAATAAAGCGCCATCTATATATCTTAAACTCGTTGTAATAGAATCTATATAACCGGTAGAATCTGTAGCTGTTTTTGACCGCTCTATGTATTTATCTATCCTTTTTATTTCATTTTTAGTAGCTGCTATGTAACTTTTAGCAGTTTCGTATTTTTTATAATCCTCTTGCCATAAAACATCAGTAGCTTTTGCTGCTTTTTTAGTTAGTTCGCTATTTTTAGCTTCTTTTTGATAATTAGCATGTATTTTAGCTAATTTTTCGTGTCCTTTATCTAAGTTAGTCTCTAATTTCTCTAAGTCATCAAGAATACCTGCCATGTAATTTTTAATCTCCGTCAGCTTCATTTCTACTCAATTTAAATGATATATACTATCTATACTTTTTAAAATGTTTATTATTAGAATCAGAATCATGTTTTAAAGATTGTAGACGTTGTAATCTTTGGGCTCTTAGATTTTTTAATTTTTCATCTTCCTTCGCAGCATTATACATTCTACCCACCATTTTTAATTGAGTAGGAATGGCTAATAATGAAAAAAGGGAGGAGAGAATCCCCTCCCTAACTTCTTTCATTCTATCTTCTTGATTTTTTGGATGCTTTTTTATTTGCTTCATTTCTCTCTTCATAAGCTTCTAATAATCTATTGTAAAAGAATTTTCTAATAAATATAGGCATGTCCATCAAATCATTATATGTAAATCCTTTTCCATAATGAATTAGTTGAAAAACTTCTTCATATATGTACTGTCTATCTCTCGAGGTCAGGCCAAAAAAATCTTTCATCGAAAACCACTGGAGTGCGAAATGGCTCCCCGGTGTACCGGTCTATCACTTCTACGTTAAAATCTACATCCGGTTGAATTTTACTCAAGAAAGATCTAATAGCTCTACTATCCGCTGCTAGTAAGTCTGTGTCAATGTAGTTTCTAATGTACACTAAGTCAACATTATTATCAAGAGCGACAATCATGTGCTTCAATCTCAATGTTAGTAAGCCCGGATCTTTTCCTACTTTCTCGTAAGATTTAACAATAGCGTCAATTTCCTTATCTTCTTTTCCTGTTAATAACTTAACATGAACTTCTTTTTTAGATTTAGGTAAGGTTAATTTAAATAAATTGCTATTTCTAGTTACTAATACAGATTCGTCAATCGGTTTAGGCTTTAATTCACTTAAATTGATTGTTGTGTCCTGTGTATTACCTGATGGTGTGGTAACTTGGATTACGTACTCATCTCCATAAGCTGCAATCCTAGAGGCAATCATAATGGCATTCTTGTCCCCAACTAGTAAATCATCCCAATCAATCTCTGATACTAGCAAGTTACGGAACATTCTTTCAATAGCCGTTCCTTGCATAATATAATTTTGATTGGTTAAGATATCTTCGTCTTTAGCTGTCATGTATCTTAATTCTACTTGACCCGAAGATAGGGGGTTTTCTTTAGGGTAAAAAAGACCTCTGGATGGTAAATCTACTATTAATGTAGTCTGATTTAGTCCTTGAGGGACAGTTGGAATAACCGGAATAGGAATTTCCATACCGTCTTCACTAGGACTTTGATTAAATGTAACTTCTCTGTCTGGTTTCATAATATTTATGTTTATTTAATTTTATGCTAATATTCTTATTTTAAAAGTTTTAGTTGAACATACGCATGGCGTTTGACATGTTTCCTAATTGACTAAGGGATTTAACAGAGTTAGGAAGCGGATTTGTTGCTAGCTCTTTGAAAGTTTCTCCTGTATTATAAGGAAGAATCTTTCGTTCGTTAGCGTCCTTTATTAACGCATAATCATACATAATTGTTACAGATACGGTAGATAAAGAATCGTCTGACATGTCTAAATCTCCCCATTTGACCGCGGAAACATACGCACCATGTATCTCCCATCTTTCTGACTGGACATTTGTTCTAGGCATTAATGTTTCTAATACTAATGTTAATATCCATTCATATATTAAAACAGATGAATCATTCTTCACTTCCTCTGAACTAGATAGAGGGTCTACAAATGGATTATTAGCCGCTCTAGGGGAAAATCTATGCGCCGCTACTGGATCGTATAGTACAATCTCTATCGGATCCCATGTCATCTTACCTTTAAAGTTCGTCTTTGTATTTATATACTGTAATTCTATATTATCGTAGGTAAATCCTGGCTTAGTTGCTGATTTTACTAAATATGTTGGGATATATATTCCTGCTACATCTAAATAGAGGACAAACCTATTTTTTAATTTAGGCTCAAAGTAAGCAAAAGGTCTATACTGAGTATATTCCGAAGCTCCGGTCATAACCATCTCCTTATTAGATAGTACTTCCTTTTTCTGTCTAAATATCGGCGTAGATTTAGCCATTTCTTTTTATAATAAATATACTAAAAACTTAAAATTAATACAAAACAAGTAAAACTAGTTCCTTCCGCCGCCGCCAATCAAATTACCTAATGCACTTATTCCGGCATTAGCGGCTGCTTGAGCGGCTCCCTTTCCAATATTTATGGCTGCGTCCCCTAATTGTTTTCCTAAATTAGCGCCTCCGCCATCTAATCCAGGCCCTTCTACATCAGGAAGTTTCACCTTACTTCCTCTAACCATGGCGTAATCATATACTATTGTTCCTTCCATCAATACTAAATCATCACTAGACATGTCAAATTCTCCCCATTTAATAGAATCAAAAAATGCTCCTACTAATACGAAAGAGTCCATGACATCTCCATGAGGCGATAATGATCTTAAATATAATGTTCTTTTATATTCATGTATAAAACCATCTTCTCCCGGAGTTAAAAGATTAAAGGATGTTCCCGTTGTGCCGGAGTTATGATGATAGTTATTAATGTAATCATGTAACATTTTGGCGCCATTATCTTCAATTGGATCATAAAAACGTATTGTTATGGGCTGCCATCTTGATTTTCCTTTAACGTGAAATTCTGTATTTATGTAATCTACTGTGATATGATTATTCTCTAAAGTAGGTCTTTCTGCTGATTTTATGGCATACGTAGGAAAAAAAGGACCGAAAGGGTCTGCTTGCATATACAGCTCAAAGCGCATTTGCTGCTTTGGGTTAAAATACTTAAAAGGTTTGTGTGTAAATGCCATGTGTATTTTATAAGCACAGAGGTGCATTGGTGCACCTCTGTGGTTTATTAATAATTACCCCGCGTTAGGTCTTGTTACAGGTACTGATGCGTCTACGTCACGAACCAATACATTTGCATTTTGAACAGGTGGCATAGTTGCGTAATCATAAGTTATAGTTAAATCCAACATGTTTAAATCATCTGAAGATAAATCCATGTTTCCCCACTTAGCGTCTGCAATAAAAGCTCCGTATAATAGAAACTGATCTACAGCATCTCCATGAGGGCTAACTGCCTCAAATCTTAAAGTTCTCTTATATTCCCAGATATATCCATCTTCTCCGGGAGTTACTAGTCCCGTGCCAGTTTGAAGTAATCCAGAATTATGATGAAGTTTACTAATCCAGTCGTGCAAAAGTCTAGCGCCATTTACTTCAATTGGGTCATATAATGTTACAGAGATATCTTGCCACCTAGATTTACCTTTAACCTTAAATTCTGTATTGATATAATCTACAGTTACTGGATTTTGATCTAGCGAGGGCCTATCCGCTGTTTTAACCATATAAGTAGGGATGTCCATTCCTCTATCATTAATATAGAGGACGTATCTCATCTGCTGCTTAGGATTAAAATATTTAAATGGGGAGTTTATAAATGCCATTTTATTTTATTTTTTTTGTTTATTCATTATCACCAGGGAAAGAAGCTCCTGTAGGTAACACAAAGAAATCTAAGATTATGAATTCCGCAGTTCTAGTCGGTTTTAAATAAATATTACCTCTTAGCTCATTTCTGTCAAGAACATCGGGAGTGTTATTGGATTCATCCATAATTACTCTAAAGTCATATAAACCTTGATTTCTTCTAACACTTTCCAAGTAAGGTTCAACAATACTTAAGAATCTAAGTCTTGTTTCTTTGGTGTTTTGTTCAAACACTAAATACCTAGAAGATGATGCGATGAATTTTTTAGCAGTGATTAATAGCCTTCTTACGTTAATCCTATCGAGTGCAGATCTTTTCTTTTGTAAAGTTTTCTGTCCCCATACAACTACACCTTCTCTTGGATAAGTAGCAATAGGATTAATATTGTACGTATAAAGTCTATCTCTATCTCCTAAAGTTAATTTTCTTTCTGCCTGTAGAGCTACGTCAATGGCACCTCTATTTAAACCGGCTGGAGCATACCAAGGAAACTGTACGTAGTCATTGAATGCAATAACTCCTGATACTACAGTGGATGGTGGAACCCATACATTTCTTCCTAAGTCAGCGTCAGCTATTTGTACCCATGGATAGTAGTAAGCAGCATAAGAAGTATTTCTTGCTAAGGCTGCGTTTATAGCTTGTCCAATAGTATCGCCGTATCTAGTTGGGTCAATTACCATGAAAATATCTCCTCGATTTTCAATCATGGCAATCGCTTTTGTTATAATTTCACCATGTTGTTCACCTACTCCGTCAATAATTCCGGGTATAAGTAACATGTTGATATCATATTCATCTGCATTAGCTAAAATGTCAATAGCATCCATATAAGCAGTTGAACCAGAAGCTCCCCCCGCTAAATCATCTAAATTAAATCCTTGACTGTTTTGTCCGCTAATTTTATCAAAGAATGATCTAGGATGTTTTACATATCCATCTGAACCTCCTGAGAAAGTACCAGATACTTCAGCAGGTAAACTACTAGAGAACGCGGCAACTCTTATTCTTCCACTCTCGTTCAAATAATTGTAATTCTCTTTGAATACCTCTACTCTAATATACCTAGATCTATTAGGGAATGAGCCACTTAATTGTAAGAATGGGATACCGTCGGAATCATATTTCAGATTGTACGTCTGATCTCCAATAACTCTACCGATGTAGTTAGTATCATTAGGGTCTAAAGTTAAGTCATTGTACTGCTCTACAATTACTTTTCTATTGTGTCTGTCATCTCCTCTTCTTATGTACAAATCAAAAGTACCTAAATCAGTATTAACATCTCTTACTTCCCATCTTAAATTCTCTCTAGTTCCTATGTTCAATACTCCTCCCGTAGAGTCATCATTAGGGTTTCCTACTCCATTATTAGAGGCAATAGAAGTGAGTGATGTATTTACATATTCACCCGGAGATACTACAGTGAGTTTAAATGTTTGTTGAGCGGCTGTAAAATAAGAACCGGTTAATTTAGCCTTAATTCCAGCAGGAGCAGCAGCGTAAGCACCTCTAGTTACTACATTTGAACTTGCGTACTCATAATCACCAGCTAGTACCCTAACAACGGTTAAGTTTTCTGCATATCTCAAATATTCTTGTGCTACATAGTCTGTTAAGAACTTGTACTGTCTTTCGGATGTACCAGAACCCGAACTAAAGGCTCCACCAAAAGCTCTAAGGTATTCCTCGTAAGAGGAGATTGTAGAAGGAACGAACGCGGGTCCTTTTAAAGTAGGACCTACAACCGCCGCTCCTATAGCTTGTATTTCTAAAGGTAAAAAACTAAGGTCTTTTTCTCTTGTAAATACGCCAGGACTGACTATTCTTTCTGCCATTTTTTTGTTTTTGTCAATTAAATATTATACCAAGAATTATTAATAAATTCTCATTTGTTATAAATATGTTTTAAAAATCTCAAACAATTAAAAAATATGAAATTACGTTAATCTTTCCGACATTGTTACCTTTTTAATAGATAATGCTTTTTGAATAGATGATTTTCTCTCTACAAATGCCGGCATAAGTGTAGCTAATACTCTTAATCTTGTAGATGCTTTTACAATTCTTTCTTGTTTTGATATATTGACTGCGGAAAATGTAAAATCTTCGATGTGTGTAACAAATTGATAATCATTTCCCCACACAAAATTATTAACAGGTATAAATTGTTCTATTACTTTATTCAGCTGTTCATTAAAATCTGTCCAAATGTTTAAATCATAGTACACATAGTAGTATTCAGGTATGAGAGTAATGTATATTTCTTTTTGTGGTAAATCTGTATTGCCCCTATTGTTAGATCCATACCGGGCATTATTTTGAGTGTACCCATCTCTGTAATATACCCTGCTAGAAACTCTGTTGTTTACATCTAACTTAGCGAAGGCTTTATATTCTTCCATTCTTGTCCGAGATAATGTAATTACAGGACAAAGAAGTTTGTTTTTTTCATCTCGCATAAAACCATTTGATTGAATTTGAGACCAGAGTTCTCCGCTACCATACATCACAGGAACATCAATCATTCTATCTCTATCTTGAACTTCAGGTTTGATGTTATTTCTAATGTATTGAAGTATAGAGTAATCTACATCATATATTGTAATTTCAGGAATCTTAATGTAATCATCGTCCTCTCTAGTCTGCTCTCCTCTGTTTACTTGATTTCTGTAGAGTTGATTATATACCGTAGGATTTATCGTAGATTTAGCCATTTTAATATTTGTTTAGTTCATCATACGCGTCATTAATTCCGGATCTATAATCAGTGGTAGTTAAGTTTGTTTTTCTACTTAAGTGTGCTTGGGCTATGACTGATATATTATAACCAAATTCAGATTCTTCTCCTAATACATGGGGTATATATGTTTCGGGATTTCGTCCAAACCAAGCATTATCAGAGAATACATTGTTTAGTTCATAAAAATCCATATCAAAGAATACATAGTCTCCGGGTTCTATAACCAAGTCTCTCTCTAATAAATCGTCTCTTAAAAAGTAAAATGTAGCTTCTCTTTCAAAATCCAATCCAAAATCAGTGTCAATAGTTTCCTTAGTACCTCTTTTTATGATACAGTTTAGTCTAGTAGCATTATAGAATACTTTACTAGGTGCTTCTCTATATATGTTCTCTCTAGTATCTTCCCTAGATAATTTATAAAGTTCAACCTCTAAGGCCATTACTTTATTCACTCTTTCTCTGTTTATACTCCTAACTAAAGAAGCATCTCTACCACTTCCAAATAGTGCCATTATCCTACGTATATTTTAAGTGGAATTACTGCTAAAAATTTTTCGTGAGCTTCGGATTCTGCCATCTTTCTTTCTAATTGAGATTGACGGCTAAATTGATCTAACTCTATCCTAAGAACATCTATTAATCTTTGTTTTTCTTCATTTACCGAGTACATCAAATCTTCTGTATTCAGTACGATATCATCTTCTAATCCGGGTAAGGTCTTATACTTTCCCCTAACGTAAGCAAGCATTTCTTTAGATAAGACAAGCGTGTACTTCTTTATCCATTGCTTACCGATGTCATTTATACTAGAATAAGGTAAGGTGAAATAAGGTATAGTAGCATGGCTATTTATTTTACCTGTACCTCCTTTATTCGCATTTTTGTATTCGGAATCTAAAGTGTATTCAAACCAAATTTTGTATTCTCTAACCGGTGTAGGGAATATTCTTATTCTATTATTAATTATCTCGAAGCCGTATGCAGATTTTCTTATTTGGTCATTAAATTCTATCGCCTGCATCCTAAGAATATCATGGTGCATAGGCATTAATAAGAAATTAACTCCGGGGCTAAAATTACCGAATCCAAATTGGTCAAGTAAGTTTTGACTACCTAATCCTGTTCCTACAAAGGGGTCAAAGTATTTTACAATAGCCGGTGGTGCATTGTGAAACATTTTTCTTATTACGAACTTGTCTGTAGCGGGATTACCGGATTCTAAGGAAACTCTAGTGGGGTCTAGTAAGCTATATACTTGTTTCCCCTCTTTTACCAATATAGAGCCAGTATAATAGGTAGTTCTGCCTCCTACTCCAATCTCTGTACCGTATTCCGCGGATATTTCTAAGACACCTGCTATTGAATTGGTAACTAATTCCTTTTCTAATCTAAGGGAACCTGTATTGAATCCCATTAATCCTAGAATATTGTCTTTGGCAGAATGGGCATTAACTTGGTTGCTATACTCGGAGATAGACTCTTCAAAAGCGGTATAGAAGTTTATATCTTGTAATTCCACGTCGCTAAGAGGATAACCTAATCTTCTAGCGCACCATACGGCTACTTTAGGGGCATCCTTTTGGAAATTGGTATCCTTATCAAATATTCCGAAAGGCGTAGATCCAGATACTGCGCTACCACTTCCAGGCCAAATAGGTATGTGAACTGCCATCTGCTGTTTACAATAAATAGTATTAAAAAAGTCTTTTATTCCACTTTTTAATATACTTGTCTTATAAAGGATACGAGAACATATCTAACTCCGGAAGTTACAGGTCTTGCACCATGCCTATGTGTTATCTGTCCCGGATGTATTGTTAATTCGCCTACTTCTCCTTTAACTAATTTCTTTTGTTTTGAAAACCATGTACCTCCTCCCTCGTATTCATCATTCAAAGTAAGTACAGTAGAGAATGCAGAATCATCATGGTGTAGGGATAAGTGCCCTTGATTTTCCGGTGTGTATTTTATAATAAAGTTTTCAGAGCTAAATTTCTTCCATTTGTCTCCAGTAAGTACAAAATTAGATTTTACGAGGGGATATATGTAAGTATTTAAAAACATGTCATAAGCATCATGTAATTGAAATTCATTGATAAGCATGTCATGAGTTGGATAATAATAATGTCTATCTTTTGTCCATTTTCCACATTCTTCTGCTAATCTTATAACTTCATTGCAAAATTCTTTTTTGAAGGCATGTAAATGTAAGACATCAGGTATAGGTTCATCTACAATTAAATCATATTCTTTATTCTTTAATGCAGGATTGATATACATGGATGACCATTTATCTACATCTTTTGTTAGATAGATGTTAGATGCAAATGAGTTATTAGATGTTTTACTTGTTTTTGAATTACTTGTTTGACTTACTATAGATTCTTTTAAACTATATGCATTCATGTCTTTCCATATAAATGCTAAATCTAATCTTTCATTGTTGTTTGAATATGTTGATGCTATGAAGTCATCTACTGGTAAGATGTATTTTTCAAAGTTCTGTTCTATTATTCTTTGTATTCCTACTTTTGATAACATGTAGGCATGAGATAACCATGAGTATCCTGGATGTATATATAATTCATTTTGTATGTCTATGTCCCCGCCGATTTTTTGTCTTCCTAAATATAATAGTCCCCAATCGTATAATGCTATTTCTTTCGCGGGGAACTCTCCATTTACTTTAAAATCATCCTCTAAAATTAAAATAGAATCATAATTTTTCTTTTTAGCATCTTTCCATACAGATAAATGAGATAAAGCACATCCAATTTCTCCAGGCAATATATCTCGGTTATAATATGAATTACTATGATTATCTATTTTCCAACTATTGTATAAAGACCATTCAAAATCTACTTTAACATTTCTACCATCTATAGCTTTAAATAAATGAAACTCACCCGGTATAATACCTAGTTTATTAAATTCGGCGGTGTATCTATTAATAGCTTCATCAGATACATCAAAAGTAATTACATAGACAGCATCTATCTTTAATCTATTTTCCATGACATTAATATTTATAAATTCTTTAGCAATCATTTTAGGATTAAAAGCATCATATACATTTAAATTTGATGTAGATGAATTAGTAAGCATTTTAAAATTATCATTAGACAATACACATGATAACCATGAATCAAAATCAATATAATTAAATATAGTTTCTTTTAATCCTGCTCTTAATCTTGTTATAGGAATCAATCCTAACATTTGCATTTCTACAGCAGATACACAAAATGTCTCATCATAATTTGAAGGATATAACCAATACTTTTTATTACTCGCAAAAGTTATTAAAGCATCTTTACTCATAGATCCATGGTAGTACACATTTTTATACGTGCTTTTAACATAAGAAAAATGCTTCTCATAGAATTTTTCTCCGTATTTTGGCGTTACTATGTATAAAGATGATTGAGGTCGATGATATAAAATCTGTCTCCAATGTATCAATATCTCTCTTAATCCTCTTTCCGCATGAGATATATAAATGTAAGAATCCTCAATTTTTAATTTATCTGACTTTTCTATATGTTTTACTGCATTGTATAGCATGATAGAAGGAACATTCGGAAAATGTTTATCAAATTCTCCCTTATGATACTTAGATACGCAAATAACACTTTCAAACTTAGGGTGATTAAATACTTTGTCTTGTAAATTATCAACATCCTCTCCCTTATAGAAATTGTAGAAGAAAGGGTCTGTGTTATGTATCCAAAAATAAGATTTATCGTAACTATCCTCTGATATTAAATCTATGTAGTGAGTGTAATTTAGAGCAATTAGAATATCGGATTCTACATTATAATCCTTCGAGTAAATAACGCCATTTAAAGCGTTCTCCTGCACTATGTCTCCCGTTATATATACTTCGTGACCTAATGATGCAAAAGCCTCTGCAAGATGACGTAAGGCCCATTCAGTGCCAGCGAAGTTATCTCCGCTGGCATGAAATTGAGAGTAGTATCCAACATAAAACTTAATTATCATAAATTACAGTGAGTTAGGATATAAATACTTAAATATATCATCTAATGCTTCGTGTCTGTGATTAGTGGAAAGCCTTACGCAATTAACATATTTGCTCTGATCAACTATAGGTACTAGCTTAATTGCAGATTGTTCTTTATGTTTTAAATCTATCTGATTTTCGTCTCCTGTAAATATCATGATTGTGTTTTTACCTAATCGGCTTATGCACATGGAGAGCTGCTCTTTTGTCAAGTTCTGAAATTCATCTATAATACAAATAGCGTCGTCAAAAGTTCTACCTCTAAAGTGAGCTAAAGAAACGAGTTCAACGGATTTGTCACTATATAATCTTTCTACCGCTGATTGCTTCGCGTATGCTTTAGATATGTTGTCTTTTATAGGAACTATCCACGGCTCTAATTTTTCTTCAAATGTTCCGGGTAAAAATCCCATTTCTTCGGTAGCAACCATAGGTCTAGTAATGACTATCTTATTTATTTCTCTCCTAAAAAACTTATCAAGAGCTATCTGAGTTGCAAGTAGTGTTTTGCCACTCCCGGGTTTACCTAAGACAAAATTAACAGGGTGCATTAATATTTTGTCTTTAGCTTCTTTTTGGTCGTTTGATAATTGGATATCAAATTTTACCGGATTCTTCGGCAACCTCTTTTCTGTGTTTTCCGCCATGTAGTTTTTATAATAAATACGTTTTACAATTTAGTATTTGCTAATATAGTTGCCATCTTTTTTTACAGCAGGAGATCTTTTTAATTTAATATAAGGATTGTCAATGGTTTTATGAATGTACAGGTAATTAATATTAGATAAAAATTTTTCAATCAATGTTTTTTCATTTGATAATGCATTTAATTTTTGATTTATATAAGCTTCTTTATCCGGATTTTCTAGTAATGCTTTTCCTAAATCATTAATTTTCTCATCAATCTTTTTTAAATCTTTAATTTTTCTGTTTACGTTTGTCATGATTTTTATTTTTTAAAACAAAGTAGATATAGATTAAGTTCAGTCTAAATAAAAAAGGCGGGGCTTTTTAGAAGCCCCGCCTGTATATCAATAAATTATGAACACTTTAATATTATAGAGAATCTAATCCGTGAACATAAATCTTTCCGTAGTACTCAGGACGAACCATTTTCTTAGCATATCTCGTCATGATACCTTTTCTTGGAGTGAAGTTTTCCGGATCGTATACTAGAGGAGTCATAATTAACGGAATGTATGGTGCGTAAACAGCTCCTGTTTCTAGGAATTGAGCGCCTCTATAGCCCATTAACAATAAGTTCTCAGTCATATATGGATTCTTGTATACAGTAAATCTGCTATTTAACAAACCTACTTTTTGAACACCCATTGCAAATTTAGCTTGATCACCATTAGTGTCAGCTGCGTATCCTGGGATTGATTCAAGGATAGTAGCAATCGTTGGAGATGTAACAATAAAGTTAGCACCACCTCTCATGGTTAATCGGTGAATTTCGTTAGATACTTTTTGCATTTTAGTTCCGATTGTCTGGAACCAAGTGCCTTGATTGTAGAATTGACCAGTTGTAGCTGCATTTGTGAAATTAGCTGAACCCGGATCATACTGGAATCCAATCCTTGCTGACCATCTTTCTACTGTCTGAGCTTCAGAAACTAACATATCTAAAATTTCCAAATCAATTTCCTGAGAAATATATTCAGAAAGCATAGAAGTTAATTCCGCTTCTGCATCAATAGAGTGGTATGCGTTAAGATCCTGCGCGAATTCCGGTGTCCATTTAGCTTTTAGCTTACGTGTTTTAGACGTAATGGCCTCGGAGCGCATTTCCAAATTGATTTCCGGAATTGGTAAATCTTCTTTATTACCTCCCGCTTGAGTTTTACCCTCTTCGAAGTCACCTCTAGTAAGGTCGGTAGGTTGTTTGTGGTAATTTACTTTTACGTTAGATATTGTAGTAGAACCAGAAACAATGAATACGATTCTATTGTTAGTCAAGTCATAAGACGTAAACTGTTGGAATGTATCGTTAATGTTAGTTCCTGTTACTGTAAATGCTCTAACTCCTAGTGGATCAAATCCTGAAACAGAGTCAGTAGATACAAATACTTTACGTAACTTTGTATTGCTCTTGTATGATGCAGAGAAGTTAGTATCGTAGTTAATATCAGAAGTCATGTTAACAGATCCTGTAAAGAACTTAGTGGTATTAATTCTATTTATACTACCTGTGAAAGACAGAGTAGAACTTGAATAGTCATTAATAGAATAGCTAAATCTTCCAGCACCGTAAAGACCTTGAGTACCTGCTGTACCTCCCTTATCTGAATCAGTAATACCAAATAGAGAGTCTTTCTGAGAATTTTTACCTTGATTAGCAAAGAATCCTGGCTGTGATGTACCGTATTTGAAGTCTAAGAAGAATACTAGACCTGAAGGTAGGTTCATCGGCTGAATGCTAACAAAATCTTTAGCCGCAATAGAAGAGAAAATTCTTCGTACTAAAGGTAGTGCTACACCTGCCCATTCTTCCGAATTAGAAGCAGTACCAGTTCTGTTAGCTTCTGTTACGATTTGGCGAGCTTGATTTTCCAAAAGTACTGCTAAGTGCGGTTTCTCTCTTTTTTCATCCAAGCCCTCAAGTAAACCAGTGGGTTCCCACTTGGTTATGTATTTCATCGCCTCCGCTTTTTGTGTCCTGTTATAGTCATGCGGAAGCATGTGGTCTAAATTTCCCATATTTTTACTTAATTATACCTGCAAGCTCTTGTAATCTTGCACGTAGATTGTTTGATTCGTTTACAATATTTGATTTAGTGGCAGCAGAAGGAGCTGTGCTGTTAGTTGGTTTTGAAGCAAAAGATTCGGTAATATTTTTAGATTTTTTACCTTTGTTTGCGTCTACACCTTCATGTACTTTAGCATAAGTAGAATATAATAATTTAGCCTCTCTGATTGTGACTACACGCTCAAAGTTTTCTAAAATATCTTTCTTCTGATTTTCTGATAAAGCGTAGTTACGGAAAAGTTTAGAAGTGTAAAGTAATTTAGAATTCAACAGATTAACTTCTTGAAGCATTCCTTTGAGTTGATTTACAACTTCATAAGCCTCTTTTAATTCGTTTTGCATCTGTTTCATATCTTTTTCTTTTTCGTCTTCTTCCTCGTCCTCACCTTTCTTGTCTCCGATGGCTTCTGAAAACATTGTTTCTAGGGCGGTCATGACTTCATTTCGGCTAAAATACTTAGGACCTTGAGGATCTTCTGTATCGCTGTCGTAATTATCCATTTTGTTGTCTCCTGATCCAATGTTTGAAGATTTTAACTCCTCCTCCAATTCAGCTAAGATTTCTTCTAAAGAAGCGGATTCATTTTCTTGCTCTTTACCATCTTCTTCTTCGTTATCATAAGACTCTTCAACTTCGTCTTCTTCTTCTCCACCCTCTTCTTTGGCTTCCATGTTAGGTTTTTTCTTCTTTTGAAGCCAAGGTGGTTGTTCTCCATTTCCTTCTTCCATTTTTTCTTCTTCTTCTTTACTTTCAAGAAGTGGAGACACTTTGTAGAAGATTGATTCCTCTAAGGTTGCTTTTGCATTTTGCATTGCCGTATCTTTTATGGCTTTTGCGTCTGCAATTGCGGATTTTAATAAATCGTTCATGTTACTATTTTGATTGTAAGACTATTGTAAATCTTAAATATATTTTCTAATCGTTTAATCTTATATTAAACAAGATATTATTATCAATAAATATTATTGTTTTTTACTAAAATGCTATTTTTTATGTAAAACGTGTATTTTTATTTATTTTTAAAATAATTTAACGTGTTTGAGGAAAATATTTATACAATAATTCCCTGTCTTTGTATCCTAAAACTTGCGCGCCACTTTCGTGATTTTCCTTCACTTCTTTTAATTTTCTTATATATGTTATCAGCTCTCGTTTAGTTGCATTAGGTGATGCGATAAGAAGACTTAATCTTACTACTAATGATGTCTCTATTTCTGCTCTTCTACCTTTTCCATATATTCTAGTTTTATCAAAAGATGAGATAGCTACTATAGATTTTAACCATTTATCTCCTGTACTATTAAAAGAAGGTCTTTTGTAATTAAAGGAATCTCCCGTAAATTCTAGGCTATCTATTCGGGATACATATAAAAATCTCCACCCTGGTCTATTTTCAGGACTTAGGGTATCTCCTTTCTTTAACCAGGCTCTTAGTGCTAGGGAATTTTGAGATATACCTATTTTTGATGTTCCTAAGGCGACAGGTTCTATTATTCTAACTCCCGTAGCTAATTCCCCTGTGTAATTTACTCTACCGGTATATTTTACTTTTATGACTAACTTATTATTAATTGCTATTTTTAAATCTTTAACTATATTCCCGGTAGGAGTAAATAATATTTTAGAAACGGACTTAGCTTCTTTTTGAAATTTTATTAGTTCTGAAATTTTTAATTCTTCATCGTCCTCTTCTTCTAGTTTTATAACATTTTGAAATCCGGTAAATTCAGAAACTCCTTCCGGAGGTTTGATTAATTTTTTTTCACCTGTTGTATCTGCTTCAATTACTCTTGCCTCTTTAAATTTATCCTCTTTATTGTAGATTATGAATTTACTTTTATCTCCTTTATCTACTTTAGTCATGAAACCTTTTCCGGATTCAGAACTTTTAACATATTCATCTCTTGTACTTGAAACTAATTTAGTGAAATCGTCTTCATTATATACTTGATTTATATCATAAGAAAATAGTAGTAAATATTTCCTTACTTTTATTTTATTTTTCGCACCTGCTTTGTCTAATCTAGCTAAAAAAGTATCTCTGCTAATACCACTAGGAGTTACTTTCTCTAAGAAGAATTTTCTAGTTAGTGGTACTGCTACTATTATTATTTTATTGCTTTTTATTAAATCTTCTGCATTTTTGTATAAATTATCTAGGCTTTTTTCTACCCTAACATTTTTTTTATAGGCTCCCTTTTTAGTATTTTTTAAAGCGGATTCAAATTCTCTTTTCGCTATTTCTGCTTCTTTTATAGACAACTTTGAATGCCTATCGTTCATAGCAGCACCAACCTTTCTTGTTTTATCATCATCTCTAAATTTGCCCTCTAATTTATCGGTAAAAACAAAATCAGGAGCAATAAAAATTATGGATGCCATTACAGTATTTTTGACATATTTAGGATTTCGTCAGCTAGTGTATCAACATTTACAAAATAATTTTTAGATTCTTTCATTACTACAGGCGACATGAATGCTCCCTGTGTAGATGGATTAGATACAAAGTCAAAAGCAACCATTTCATAATCTTCTCCAACTTCATAGTAAGGTGCGCCATTTCTTAGGCCAGCTTCTCTTAAAGTTCCAACTCCTCGAGAACTTATTCCTGCCGTGTGTCCCTTATCAAAATATTGTTTTAGTAAATTACCCTTTGGTGTCCAGTCTAAAATTTCAGCAATACCATATATGTCATCTCCGTCCCACCAAATTTCTCTAATTATGTGAGATGCCTCAGATAGCCAGGTATCAGCTCTTTCCGGATGATCTAATTCTCCGTAAGCTATACCTTCTTTTATTTTATCCTGATATTTTTTAACTTGCTCATCCATCAATTTTCGAGGGTACATCCTTTTATTGTGGTTTATGGAATCTGCTCTTTGTAATATCCCTTTAACTAATAATCCGCCGTTTTTACCTTTGGATTCTTTTAATACGCAGCTAACGGGATTAAAAGTTGATATGGAGTCTATTAGGAGTACTCTATTTTGTGCCATTATTTATATTTTTTAAGAATTCGTCTATGAAATTTATTACGGATTCTTGTTTTAAAAATGGAGTGGATTTTTGTTTTTCTTTATCCCTCTCTATTTTATTGAAAGTTGTTTTCTTTATGAACTTGTAAGGTTTTTCCTTTGTCTCAGGTTTTCTTCTTTTGAATACTAGAGGAGTTCTTGGAGGGCCTTCACCACCATCTAGATTACTTGTTACATTCATTTCAGTTTTAACTCCATCCTCGTCGTCAATAGGTAAGTATTTGGAAGAAGATTCGGCGGGGCCACCCACTTTAAAACTTTTATTTAAAGACTCAAATAGGTATTTCATGAATGCTTCTTTATTATTTTTTATATTTTTCACTTTGCTATAACATTTACAAACTCATAATATTTCATAATAACATGTATATGATCTTCTGTAATATATTTTGCATTATTAACTTGATCTAAGACATCAATCATTTCATTTAACTTATTTGCTGATGCTACATTTTCAACATTAGGAATAATGCTATTAATGGATTCTTTCAATCTACTTGTTTCAGATGTAATAAATGTTTTAAATTCATCTGATGATGTCTCCATGTTTATATAATTGCCTAATAATGTTTTTTGCTCACTTAATAGACCATTGTATTTATCATTATACTTTTCAATCATTATCTCAAATGCTGACAATCTAATATCTTCTGATTCTGTTAAGTATTCAGATGACATGGTATTAGATGATTCTACATTGCATATACATTCTATTAGATTCTGTTTATTTGAAACCATTACTGGAGGATTATCTGATTGATTGTACTCGAATAATGTATAGATGCTAGCATAGTTTTGATAGTTCTCTACTTTTATGTCAAAGAAAGAATCCCCGCCGAAATATGATGTAATGTCTTTGTATAATCTATATTTCTCCTTATTCAATTTTTCGAGGTCTAAGGAGTTTCTAGCTTCTTTTATGGATTCAATTAATTCATTAGCGAGGTTAGGACTATTTACTTTCTCTTTAGTTAACATTTGGTAGAACGTCAACTCCTGTCTAATCTGTGAATTGTTTGAAAAGTGTTTTTTTATAATTGAGGATATTTCATTTATCCCTTCTCCTTGTAATACATTGCTAGTCATTTTTTTCACTAGCATTTCAAAAATCAATCCCGTATTCCGGTGCTTTTTGTGTTTTATTTTCTTCATTTTTTATAGTTGTGAATTTCTTATTAAAAGAAATTATTTTAAATAAATATTGTAATGTTTATCTAAATCACTCTAAATCTAACAAGTTATTTTCACTTAGCAAATCTGTGCCTGCTGCTTTTTCGTTTTCTTTAAATGATTTTTCGATAATTAGATTCTTGTTTCCTATACCACTATCAAATTGTCTCCTGAGAGAATTTACTAGTTTTGACTCTAAATTTACCGGATTCTCTCTTTTTCTAGCTTTTAAAGGGTCTCTTTCTCCTTCTAAGTTAGATTTCATATCTCGGTCTCCCATAGAATCTCTACCATTAACTGTGTCATCTTTTGTGCCGAATGTACCAATTCTCTTAGGTCTTCCTCGATTATCCTCCTTGTCTGCAAATTCTAACTCTTCTCCATCGTCAAATGACATTGCATCTACTTCATTTCCTTTAGAAGCTAACTTTAATGACATCATATCATGTGGAGTACCAAAACTTTGTCCTGATAGTTTGGGATCATTGCCCTCCGTTTCTATTTGAGAGTGTCTAAAAGTAGTCATCAAATCCTCAATAATCAATTCTTCCTCTGTTAATCTTTCTGATTCTGATAATTTAAATAAGTTTTCATGTATATATTTCCTAGAGAATAATTTAGAATCTTGCATAACTAAAGCTAAATTCATTTTCTCTGTTAGTATTTCTACCTTTTGTCTTTCATAAACTAAAGATGGATTATTTAGAGAAAGAGAGAAATCAATCAATTCCTCATTCTTATATCCTTGAGTATATAAGTGAATGATAGCAATCTTATTTAACTCCGATACAATTATTTTCTGAATCCTTTCTATAGTTCTAGCGAATCTAACATCCTCGGCAGCAATCATAGACTTACCTTCCGTGTCTTTATCATACCCTAAAAAAGGCTTAGGAATTTTTAAAGCAGCCATCATTCTATTTCTGACGTACTCGATATCATCCATGAAACCTTGATTGCCTAAACCCGGTAATGTTGTTATTTCACTACTCGCATCTTTTCCCCTAACCGGTAAGTAATAATCCTCTAACATGTTCTGGAGATTAAATTTTAGGTTATAATCTCCTGTTTTTTCATCGACATAAGGGGTTTTCTTCATTGCCGATATAATAGTAGACATGTAGTTATCTACTTCATTAGGCGGAATACTTCCTACATTTATCTTGAAAATTCTTCTTTCCGGGGCTCTCATGATTCTATGAATTAACATAGCGTCCTCCATCAAAGTAAGCATTTTAAAAATCTTTCTTGCAGGTTCTATTTGACTTCTACCGTAAGGTAAAAAATTACTATCAGATAATAATCTAAAATGGGCTATTTCATGATAATCTAATTCTTTATTTTTTCTTTCATCATTTCTATATACAATCGGACTCATTTGAGTAGTGTGTAATCCTTCGTATATAAATTTAACTTCATAAGGATTTTCTGGATTTGTTCCTTCCACCCTTCTAACTTCGTAGGCTGATAAAGGAACAACGTTTTTTATACCAAGACCTTCTTCGATATCTAAATACAAATAGAAATCTCCATACTTACATAAAGATCTTGTCCAACTCCATAGGTTGTAATCTATATTTAAGATATCGTAAAATAAATTATAGAGTATTTTTTTAATGTTCTCATTTGGAGTACTAATATTTAACAAATCTCCCTCTACTGACATTACCGTACTTTCGTCTGCATAAATATCTAATGCAGAGGCTATGATTGGATCTGTGTCCATGGCTTCATAGTCTGTAAATATCTGTAACTTTGAAGAGTGAAAATTTATCGTGTTGTTATTGGGAGAATATCCGTATTGCCTAGATGTATGTAAGCCAGAGAATCTGTCAGCATATCCGACTTTATCTTTAGTACCTGCGCCTTGTAGCCTAGAGGTATCAATAACTTTAATTCTGTCTTTTCCAATTCTTCTAACAATCACTTGCGTAGAGAATAATCGCTTTAGTTTTGCCTGTATTGAATTATCCATGTTTTTATTTTATAAGCCAAGTTAGACTCTCTGATTCATTGTTTCTAGTTTTCATAGACCAAGAGTCATGTACTTTATTTGAGTTACTTGGAGTGTATATCGTTTTTGTTGTGTTATTTAGCAAAGACCTAGAGAAACTTAAGCCCAAAGTTTTCATTTTCAAGGAAGTGTCTCTAACCCAAAGTCCAATAGCGAAAGACATAACTAAGTCGTCATTATATCCATCTCTAGCTTCTGCTTTGTGGTCTTTCCAAACAAAAGTAAACAATTCCTGTATCAATCTCTTACTATATACTATTGGAGATTTTTCTCTATAATATGTCTCTAATTTAGAAATCATTACTGGTCTTGTTTTTGTAGAAGTAGTAAATCCTGGAACCATGTTATCCTTAAGTAAATAGTCTTTATTTATGTTAACATGTACATCAGGGTCAACAAAAGGATCGTTTCTGAAAGTATAATACAGATTCTGGTATCCTAAATCTATAATAGTTTGTAGAACTGCCCAGCCAACATACGCATTCTCAATGGCAAGTAAAGCTCCGTTGTATTCAGAAGCTATACTCATTAATAAATGTCCAAATTCGGTGGTGCCAATCATACTCTTAAATTCTGCAACTTGTTCTAATGTTTCTATATTTAAAACATGAAAAGCAGAAAAGTCAGAAGAATCTCCCCTAGATACATCTGCACATACAACATAAGTACAATCACTTTCAGGATACTTCCAGACCCATAAATCTCCAGTCTCACCTCTTTTTTCTATTGGATCTTTTACGTAATTATTCTCATACCATACTAATATACTACCATCTACCACAGTATGTCCGGATGTCAAGAAGTCACCATCACATTCTTGGGCTGCTGCTTTTTCTCCTAGTAATATGTCTTGTTCCTTTCGCCACTTCCAATCTCTTTCCGGATGGACAGTCCATGGTAAAAATATAGAAGTAAAATCTCCCCCATTTAAAGATTCCTGCCAAACTCTATGAAATAAATTACCTACTCCATTAGGTGTGGATAATAATATACAACTACCTCCCGTCGCTAATGTAGATTGTGCAGCTGTCCAAATTTCTTCCGAATTAGAAATGTGAGCTGCTTCATCTATAACTAGTAAAGACAATGCTTCAGATCTTGCAGAATCAGGACTTGATGATACTGCTTTAACACTAGATCCATTATTTTTAAATCTAAGCATCATTTTATTGTCCTCCAATGTCTCTTGTTTTAGCCATGAAGGTAAAAAATCATGCATCAATCTAATCTTATGGACTAAATTTTTTGCTACATCTTGTTTGGTTGCAATAATAAGAACTTTATACCCGCTGTTAAATATCATACTATGCAAAATGAATGCAGCTGATAAAGTTGATATTCCTAACTGCCTTCCTTTGTTTATGATAATATACCTTTCATTATGCATCTTTTCTAATGTGGTCTCTTGAAATGGATAAAGACCAAATAATATACGTCCTTTTGTAGGATGCTCTATTTTGCAGTATTTTTTAGTGAAATAAGTTGAATCTTTTGCACATTTTTTATACTCCTGAGCTATTGCTAGTTTTACTTTATTTGTTGACATCTATATTTAAATCTTCTTCATTTATATTATATGTTTCCATGATATCATCTCTTAAATTATTAAAATCAGATTTAATCTTATCTAAAAATGATTCTTTATTTTCAATTGACCATTTTTCAATAGATCCGTCTGCATGAGAATATCCCATGTTGTCAAATGATCTTAATAAAACTTCTACTTCTTTAGATGCCTCTTTTAAAAATGATACTGCATTCTCTTTCTTTTTATCATGAACATAAGTATCAAATTTTCCACTTAGCTTTAAGTCTGCTTCATATTTTATTGTACATTCTAAACACCTTCCTGTCTTTTTTCCCAATTTATAATCTGCTTGACCGAAAAGTTTGCCTTCACATGTATCTAAACAATTAGGAAATTTACTTATGCTGTCTAATTCTTTTAGTATTTCTCTAACTCCTTTAGATCTTTTTACTTTATATCCATCTCTTTGTTCCCATTCGGTTACATGACCCATAGGTGAAACATCTTCCCATATATCTCCTACTTTTCTTATTTCGGAATCTTCCTTCTTTCTATATCCTACAGTTGTCCTATTCTGGGTTTTGTGTTCTCCTATTAGAAGTTTTTTTACCGCTTCTACATTTCTTAATTTACTCATAGTTTTCTCCTTTTTCTAATTTTGTAACTCTTTTAGTTAAATCCTTTATTAAATCATATAATTCCTGTATAGCTTTTAGATTATAAACCGAAAGTTTATCATAGTTAACAGCTAGAACTCCTTTTTGTCCTTCTATCTTAAACTCTTTTAATAAACCTGTTTTAAGTCCGTCGGTTATATCTTGAGCTATAATACCTACTTCTTTACCCTCTAAGTTAGATGGAATCCTATGAGATGAAGATGTTTTATTTACTTCTAAAATAACACCTTTCATTTCATCTGTGTTCCAATTATAATTAACAGGTTTTATCGTATATAGTTGCTCTAATACAGAATCTATTTCCTCTATATCTTTTTTTAATCTCCTATCTGAGAATGCTGGAAATGGACCTCCTGATGAACTTCCTTTTTGCCCTTTCTCTCCCTTTGGTCCGGTTGGACCAGTTGGACCGGTAGGTCCTAATGGGCCGGTAGGTCCTAATGGGCCGGTAGGTCCTAATGGGCCGGTAGGTCCAGGTGAGCCCGCAGGTCCGGGAGGGCCTTGTCCGCCGGGTTCTCCTGTTGCTCCTTGTGGGCCTACTCCGGCTAGTCCTGTAAATCCTTGCGGTCCTGTTGGTCCGGGTCCACCACTAGGTCCAGTAAATCCTTGAGGTCCGGGTCCACCACTAGGTCCAGTAAATCCTTGAGGTCCGGGTCCACCACTAGGTCCAGTAAATCCTTGAGGTCCGGGTCCACCACTAG